TATTGTCGTTACTGAAGGTGAGTTAGATGCTGCAAGCTGTTATGAAGCGATGCCTAACTGGCCTATGGTTTCTTTACCTCACGGTGCAGCGAGTGCTAAGAAGGATTTACAGAAACAACTTCCCTTATTCCAAGGCTACGAGGAGATCATATTATTCTTCGATGGCGACGAACCGGGACGTAAGGCTGCTGAAGAAGCGGCTGGTGTCTTACCAGCAGGGAAGGTCAAGATCGCAAGGATGGAGTCATACAAAGATCCGTCTGATGCGTTGCAAGCTAAGGAACCTGATGCGATAAGAAAAGCAATATGGGATGCAAAACCATACAGACCAGACGGAATAGTAGATGGAAAGAATTTATTACAACTAGTAACCACACCACAGAAACCATATGACCATGAGTACCCATTCAAAGGACTTAACGAGAAGTTACACGGGATCAGGTATGGGGAACTTACAACCTTTACTAGTGGCACTGGGTCAGGAAAGACCAGTATCATGCGTTACCTTGCAACTGACTTACTCAACAAAGGGGAATCAGTTGGGATCTTGGAACTTGAAGCAAGTAATAGAAGAACAGCTCTTGGATTGATGTCCACAGCAGTTGGTAAAAACCTAACATTAAAAGAACATGACCAATCAGAACTCGAAGAACATTTTCGTAATTCCATTGCTAATTGGAACCTTTACCTTTTTGACGGCTTTGGTTCTTTTGACCCGCAGCTTATTTACAATCGGATCGAGTACCTTGCCAGTGGATTGGAGTGTAGTGTTATATTCCTAGACCATCTTAGTATATTATTAAGTGGACTCGAAGGAGATGAAAGACGAATGATAGATACTACAATGACCAAGCTAAGGTCATTAGTAGAGAGAACAGGTATAGCATTATTTTTAGTTTCACACCTACGGAGAAGTAACAATGACAGTCGTAATCACGAAGAGGGAGGAAGAATCAACCTCTCCCAGCTTAGAGGATCTCACAGCATTGCTCAGATCAGCGATAATCTCGTTGGACTGGAGCGAAATCAGCAGTCCGAAGATGGAAGAAGTCCTACGACTATTAGAATCCTTAAGAACCGTTATTCTGGTGAAACAGGTACGGCAGGGGAATTAACCTACGATATAAACACTTGCAGATTTACAGAAAATGAAACTGAAAGAACACCAATTTTCAATCCAGCCACGGATTTTTGAGGGCAGCACCTATAGCCATCCTTGGTACGATTATGTCGCCCTGATAGATAGTAATAATTTGATTAGACCTAACCCACCGAGTAAAGAGGCCGTTGAACGTGCAAAGTTTGTTGACAAAACCTACAATTGGACAGGTAGGAACAGTAGTGTTCGACCTAGAAACTAATGGCTTATCATTCACGACAGAAGACCCTCGAATACATTGCATTGCGTTACACTGGGCCGAAGATAACCATACGGAAGCCTTCAATGATGAACCGTATACCAGTTGTCCGAAGGACTTACCAATGGGTAGCAACTATTCTATCACGACTGCTCTATCCCACTTGGAAGTTGCTGATGTTATTGTTGGGCATAATATCATTGGGTTTGACTTACCTTTTATCAATAAGTTATATCCTTGGTTTAATCCTCGTGGTACCATTATTGATACTCTTTTGTTATCTAGGTTATATCATCCGAACTTACTCGATATAGATAAGAAGATGGCACATAAAGATATGCCGACGAAATTATATGGAAGACATTCTCTTGAGGCTTATGGCTACCGTCTAGGTGTCTACAAAGGAGACTTTGGCAAAGACACAGATTGGAAAACATGGTCGAAAGAAATGCAAGATTATTGTATACAAGACGTTAAAGTTACAGAGAAGTTATGCGACCACTTCCACCCTTACCTGATTGGCTCCAGTTAGAGCATCAGGTAGCAAACATACTTACTGAACAGGAGAATCATGGATGGTTTTTTGATGAGCCAGCTGCACGGGAACTTGAATCGGCTCTCAGACGAGAGTTTGAAGAAACTAGTTCGTTACTATGCAACAGGCACCCTTTCGTTGCCGGACCACTATTTACTCCTAAGCGAAATAATAGGACCAAAGGCTATGTCGCTGGAGCTACATTTACCAAGCTAAAAGATACCAATCCTACCTCACGAGATCATATTTCATGGATACTGACAACACACTATGGCTGGAAGGCTTCATCAATGACTGCCTCAGGGAAGGCGGTTATAGACGAGACCGTATTAAAGGAGCTTGGCACGGATATAGCTCTGAGTTTTCTGAAACTTTTGGATCTGACCAAGAAGTTAGGGATGATATCGCAAGGCGTGAACGCATGGCAGAAGCTTGTTACGACGTCTAGCCGAATACACCACCACTGTTCAGTAGCAACTAGCACATTTCGATGTGCCCACCGTAAACCAAATTTATCACAAGTACCATCAGATGAAAGATTCAGACAATTATTTACAGCGTCTCCAAATAAAGTATTGGTCGGTGCCGATCTTAGCGGTATTGAGCTACGGATGCTTGCCCACTATCTCGCCAGATATGATCAAGGTAGATACGCCAGAATTCTCGTCACCGGAGATATCCACGCCGAAAATGCCAAGCGGGTTGGCGTTACCCGGAAGCAAATAAAGACAATTTCGTATGCCTTTCTTTATGGGGCTGGAGATGCGAAACTAGGTCATAGCTATGATAAACAACTATCAGACGGGGCGGCTGCTAAGAAAGGCAGAGAGATACGAAAGGCATATGTTGATGCGATTCCGGGTCTTAAAGAATTACTTACAGCGGTTAAGAAGGTTAGTGAGAGAGGATATGTTCTGGGACTAGATCGTAGACGTATCCTAGTTGACAAGCCACACAAAGCCCTTAACTATCTTTTGCAAGGATCATCAGCGATTTTAGCGAAGCGGTGGATGGCATTAACTTATGAGTACCTGCCACCTACTGCTAACCAGCTTGCATTCGTTCATGATGAACTACAATATGAATGCAAGGAATGCGATATAGAACATCTCAAATTTTTACTTGAACTAAAAGCAGTAGAAGCTGGAGAATTCTACAAACTAAGATGTCCCATAGCCGCTGAATCACAGTCAGGCCATACATGGGCAGATGTACACTAACCACCTATGGAATTATTAATTGATGCAGATTTCATTGTATACAAGAACTGTGCTGCAGCAGAGACTGAAGTAGACTTTGGCGAGGATGTAATCCTTGTTACTAGCAACTTCAGTGACGCATACAATGCAACAATAAAGGAACTTACCAAAATTAGACTAGAGTTTGGAGGATTTCCTTATATAAAGCTATTCTTTTCTGACACTAAAAATTTTCGGAAAAAAATTGCACCAACTTACAAGGGTCATCGAAATAGAAAGAAGCCTTGTGGGTACAAACGTGTTATAAATAAACTCAAGACTGAGTTTGAAGTAATCATCATGCCAGAGCTAGAAGCTGATGATGCAATGGGTATTTATGCTACCCAACACCCCGGCAATGTAATAGTTTCACCCGACAAAGACATGAAACAAATACCCGGAGAGTTATACAATCTAGATGAAAGAATCACAGTCAGCCTTAACGCCGGAAGAACTTGGCATCTTATCCAGTGTCTTTCTGGAGATCAAACTGATGGATATGGCGGAGTGCCCGGTATTGGCGTTAAGAGGGCAGCAACGCTCTTTGATAAAGAGGGATACAGCTGGAAGACAGCAGTCAAAGCATTTACAGACAAAGGTCTGACAGAAGAAGATGCTCTAATGAATGCAAGACTAGCTAAAATATTAACTATTGATGATTATGACACAACAAAACAGGAAGTCATCCTTTGGACTCCCGCAGCCGATTACAGAGTTGACAATTGAACAAGATCTTAAGATGAGAATCTTAAAAGATAAGTTAAATGAAAACTATGATAGTCATAAAGAGGATATAATAACCCTCTTCCTTGCCTTACAAAAACAAAACTTTGTATTAGGTAATTCACTCTCAAATCTACTCAAAAAATGGACTACTATAGAAGAGGAAGCATCGAAGTCTGGGACTTTGTTCGTGATCAGAGCTTAAGCTTCCACTTAGGAAATGCGATAAAATATATATGTAGAGCTGGTCATAAAGGTGGTCAGCTCAAACGATGCGAAGACTTAGAAAAAGCTATTCACTATTTACAAAATGAACTCCACCATGAAGAAAACATTCTTATCCAATCAGGCGAAGGAATTCCGATCCAAATACAACATAAAGAGTTCCCCTTCCAAGAAACAACGTACATATCAGAAGAATCTGATCGTAGAGGAATTTAAAGAATTTCTAGAGGCTGAAGGAGAATTATGGCATAAGCATCCTGATTATCCAAGCGAAGCTCTGAAAGAATTAGCTGACTTAGTATATGTCTGCTATCAATATGCTGAGAACATGGGCTGGTTCTTAGATGAAGCATTGGATAGAGTACATTTAAGTAACATGTCTAAACTAGGCAAAGACGGTAAACCAATCTACCGAGAAGATGGTAAGGTTCTTAAAGGACCAGACTACGAACCACCAACATTAATGGATCTTATATAAATGACAGAATTAATCTCCCGCACTGGTCGGGTCCAGTCATGGCTGGATAACCCAGAATCAAGACTTCCAGTGAGCTGCACAGTTTTTGTCGTCGAGGACTCCATGGAGGGTCCAGAGGGCATTGAGGCTAGCTGGAGATTTGCATCCCACGCCCTCCGAAATGGGGCAGGGTGTGCTATACACTTATCAAAACTACGTCCTAAAGGGGACGACAATGGTCGTGGCTTGACAGCTAGTGGCCCAGTATCCTTTGGAAAAATCTACTCAGTACTGAACGAAATTCTACGCAGAGGAGGCACATACAAAAATGGTGCGATTGTTCTTCATTTGGATCTCGATCACCCTGACATTGTCGATTTTATTACAACTCCGAGATCAGAACTCCCATGGGTCAAACGGTGCGTCGACATTGATGATGCAAAATGGAAAGACGCTAATCAGACAACCAAAGATGCGTTAATATATGGGATTAGGTCAGGTGATATCTGGCTAAACAAAATTAAACACGATAAAAACGGAGAAAGAATTTATGGCAACGTCTGTCTTGAGGTTTACTTGCCCTCACGTGGAACTTGCTTGTTACAGCATGTCAATCTCTCAGCCTGTCACACACAGTCAATCAGGGAGGGTTTCATTAAAGGTATGTCCGAGTTGTGCAGCCTCCATAGCCGGACAGGTGTTGGAACAACTGGAGAATACTTGTCGTCTAATATCGACAGACAAGTTGGCCTCGGCATCCTCGGCCTCGCAAACCTCCTTGCACGACATAGCGTAACCTACGAACAATTTGGTAGAGCACTACAATGCGTAAACAATCATGGAGCTATCGTTACAAGAGCAGAACATATTGCTAGTGAACTTAGATATGGTATTGAAGCTGCCGCTGAAGTGGCTAGGGCTAATAATATGGCTAGAGCATTTTGCATTGCTCCGACAGCCTCTTGTAGTTACCGAAGCAAGACTCTGGATGGCTTTACGAGTACCCCAGAAATTGCACCACCAATCTCTCGAACAGTGGACAGAGATAGTGGGACATTCGGAGTGCAGACCTTCGAGTATGGACAAGTAGAGATAGCAAGCGAAGTAGGCTGGGAAGCTTACAAGAGAGTAGCAGATCAGATAATGATAATGTATAATAAAACAGGACTTCTTCATGGCTATAGCTTCAACTCTTGGAGTGATGTTATAGAATACGACAATGAATTCGTGGAAGAGTGGTTGGCATCGCCTCAAACCTCCTTATACTACAGCCTTCAGGTAATGGGAGACACACAAGATAAGAGCGATGCGTATGCAGCATTAGACGAAGATGATGTCCAAGATTACTTGCAGGGTATTTTACAAGAAAACCCGATAACCTGCGATTGTCAAGAATGAAAAACCCTTATGAAAAATTACTCAATAGAAAGAGAACTTGGACTCCTGTCCAAACCACAGCTGGTGAGCTTAAAGCTGGAGCCGAAGAAGCCATCTACCGTGCCCTTGCAATACGGCATATGGAGCTACCAGTTGGCGAGTTTATTACAGAGGCACTTGAGAAGAATGTTCCCGACTCTGCACGAACACTTCTAGAATCAAACGTAAAGGATGAGGTCAAACACGACCTCGCCCTTACATATATCACCAATGCTATAGGCGTTGATGAAAAAGCAGAGGCAGAAGCTTTCCGTTTGCGTGACGCATGGGAAGCACACCCAGATCACACTATATTAAAAGCTTTGGTAGCTGAACGTGCTATTTTCTTTGTTATTCTTCCTTTCTTTAGGTTTTGTGGTGATTCGGGTATCCGAACAGTATCAGCTGATATATCCCGAGATGAACAAATTCACGTGGCCTGTAATAGTCTCGTTTGTTCTGCTATGGGTCTACGCCCTAGTAATTCTCTGGACAAACTTAGGAAAGCCACAATTAATTGGATCTTTCAACCACTAGGTATAAATACTACCGATAAATATTTGGACAAAAATTTTTGGCTGGATTCAAGTGATCGATTAATGTATGAGGGAAAAGCTCCACAGCTTTCTGATACACGGTCAGCAAGAATGCCAGCGTTCTTTGAGCATAGCAATGTCAACCTACCCCAATATGCTTGAGCCTTTAATAGGGCCAAACGCACAAGCAATCCTTCAAGAATTGGAGGAAAAATTTCCACCAGTAAACCCACATCCTAAAGAAGATATAGGAGCAATCATGTACAAATCAGGACAACGCTCTGTCGTGGAGTGGATAGCCGATAGGCTGGAGGATGAATAGATGACAATACAAATTACAACTGGTAATCAATTAAATTTAGACAAAATATATAGTACATTACTTAATAGAACACCTGATGCTGCTGGTGAAAAGTACTGGAACGAACAGTTTGCATCAGGCATGTCCAGTGATCAAATACAGAAGTCTATAAAAGCAGGTAAAGAATACAAAGGAAATCAAAGTATAAGTGTAGCCGATCCCTTTGCTACTGATCCTAACTATACAACCACAGCACCTACTAGTATGGGTCCATATAAGCCTATCACTGCTGGCGGTAATACTTATTATAAAACAGGTAGTAATCAAACGATAAAAGCAGAGCTTGACCCTGCAGTCACTGGGTATCGAGGAGCAGCAGAGACTGGCTATGATAGAACAGTACCTACTTTCACTGGTGGTTATCGGAAAGATAGTAAGAATGATAGGTCTGCTGAGAATTTATACCAGCAGAATATACTTGATGAACTTACTAAATATGCACAGCAATCTGGACTAGGTAATTTTACAACGAGTGACGGTTCCGCACCACAGTGGATGCCTACCGATGGAAGCAGAGAATCCATCATTGACCCGCACTATAGGAATCAAACTAGTAGAGCAACAGAAGATCTTTGGCAACAAGGACAGATATCAGACTTAGAAAAGTGGGCTGCAAATATTACTGGTAGTGGTAAGTATGACTTATCATTTAATCCTTCAGAAGCTTATCTCGGTATGAATAAAGCTGGTACTGGATATTCTGAACATCTCGAAGAAGGCAAGCGTAGAAACATATCTCAATCTTCTGGTATAGATAGTCTTATTGATTTCATATCTAACTTAGACACAGCTAGAGGACCAGAACTTGATGCTGAGAAAAGTAGGTTGTCTGGTATATATGGAAACCAAATTGACCGTACATATAACGAACTCTTTGAAACTGATACAGGTATTGATCAAGCTGGTAAAGAGTATTGGACAAAGGATCTCATAGAAAATAGACCCGGCTTAGCTAAAGGACAGGACTGGCAGACATGGTTATCAGATGCATTCAAGAATACTAATAGTTATAAAGACTGGAAAGTGAATCAGCCACCGGAACGTATTGATATACCAGAACTTATTGAGGTTGGTGGTGGTATTACTGGCGGTGGTAGTACTGGTACTGGCTCTGCACTAACAGATTACTCTCAGCAATTACAACAACAGAAAGATTCATGGGATATTAAATTTGATGATCTTACTTCTATGTATACTGATCAGATAAATGATTTGAAATCAGCTTTTGAAAAAAGTAACAGAGATCAAGCAGCTTTATTTAAAGGATATCAAGATCAAGTAGCAGGGTACAGAGAAGACTTAAATGCACAGGCTGCCTATGGTGAAAGACCTATGAATCAAACAGTTAAAGGAGTTAAAACTAAGAATGAACTACCCGGATATAAACCTAAGACTGGAGGATCAACAGGTCATTTCAATAGATCAGGTTCAAGATTATCAACTAAATCATTAAATGTAGCATAAAAAAATGACAGCAAAATCTAGGTATGATTATTTATCCAGTGATCGTTCCCAGTTTTTATCAGAAGCGAAAGACGCATCGGAACTAACCCTACCATACCTTATTAGTGGACACGAAGAGAACACTAAAGGTATGAAGCAACTCAAGACTCCTTGGCAATCCGTTGGAGCCAAAGGAGTTGTAGCTTTAGCAAGTAAATTATCACTCAGTCTGGTACCACCACAGACTAGTTTCTTTAAACTACAACTAGATGAGTCACAACTAGGGGAACAGTTTCCACCAGAAATAAAATCAGAATTAGATTTATCCTTTGCAAAAATAGAGAGGACCATCCTTGATGCTATCGCAGCATCAGATGATCGTGTAGTAATACACCAAGCATTACAGCACCTAGTTGTAGGTGGCAATGCTCTAATTTTCATGGGTAAAGATGGTCTGAAATTATTTCCGTTGAATCGCTTCGTGATAGAACGAGATGGTAACGGCAACGTGATTGAAATAGTCACAAAAGAAAAGATCAACAAAAAGTTAATAGAGAATCAGCTACCTATGGAGGTGCTGTATCCAGATGAACCAGACAGTTCTATAGATGAGACTACTGGTGACAAAGAAGAGTGTGATATCTACACTCATGTAACAAGAGATAACAATAGGTTTGTATGGCATCAAGAAGTATTCGATAAGGAGTTACCACAAAGTAAAGGTAAGGCTCCTGTTGAAACTTCACCTTGGCTACCACTTAGATTTAACACAGTAGATGGAGAAGCTTATGGTAGAGGAAGAGTAGGTCAATTCATTGGGGATCTCAAGTCCCTCGAAGCACTCTCTCAGGCACTCGTAGAAGGCTCTGCAGCAGCTGCAAAAGTTGTTTTCGTTGTATCACCCTCAAGCACAACTAAACCTCAGACACTCGCTTCTGCAGGTAACGGAGCTATCGTACAAGGTAGGCCAGATGACATAGGTGTAGTACAAGTAGGTAAGACAGCTGACTTCCAGACTGCTTATCAGTTGATGGCTACATTAGAGGGTAGATTAAATGAAGCTTTCCTTATACTTAGTGTAAGAGATAGTGAAAGAACTACAGCTCAAGAAGTACAGATGACACAGATGGAGTTGGAACAACAGCTCGGTGGGTTATTTGGACTACTAACTATTGAATTCCTAGTACCATATTTAAACAGAAAGCTTAGTGTATTCCAGAAGACTGGAGAGATACCTAAGATACCTAAAGGAATGGTTAAACCAACCATCGTAGCTGGTATTAATTCTCTTGGTCGTGGTCAAGACGTTCAAGCATTGGGTAATTTCTTAACCACTATTGCACAGACAATGGGTCCAGAATCTATCCAACAATACATTAATCCAGATGAACTAATCAAACGATTAGCTGCTGCTCAGGGTATTGATGTACTAAATCTTGTTAAGAGTATGGAAGAAATACAACAAGAGAAACAGCAAGCTCAGCAGCAAGCAATGCAGATGGAACAGATGAAGCAGACACCTAATATGTTGAAAGCTCCTGTAGCTGATCCATCTAAGAACCCTGCACTAGCAGAACAACTAGAACAAGAACAAGCACCACCACCTGAGGAATAATGGCAGAAACATTAACATTTGAAAATCAAACAGAAACCACTACTATGGAGAATCTTAATGCTGATGAGCAAGATTCTCTACAGGTAGGGGAAGCAATGATAGAACAGCAAGAGGAACTTCTAGCTGGTAAATACAAAGATGCACAAGAATTAGAAAAAGCTTATGTCGAACTCCAAAAGAAACTTGGTTCTGGAGATAGCTCGGAAACTGGGGACTCCGGAGATAGTGAACAAGTGGAGTCCAAAGAAGGTGGAGAAAAAGAGGAAGAAGCTAAGGAAGATACTACAGCAAATGGACTCTTAGATAACCTTTGGACTGAAGCTAATTCAAAAGAATCATATTCAAAGAAAACTATTGAAGAATTAAATAAACTAACTCCAGTTGAAGTAGCGGATATGCATCTTAGATTCCGTGAACAGGTTGAACAAAGTAAACCACAGATAACTGAACAGCAGGTTACAGAATTAAAAAATGTAGCAGGTGGTGAACAGCAGTATGGAGAGATGCTACAGTGGGCACAGGATAACTTAGCAGAGCAAGAGATAAAGATGTTCGATGCAGTAATGGAAAGGGGAGATCCTCTCGGAGCTTTCTTTGCAGTACGTTCTCTAGCCTATAGGTATCAAGATACACAAGGTTATGATGGTAAGATGGTGACAGGTACTTCTCCTAAATCAGATGGAGATCAGTTCCAGAGTCAAGCTGAAGTTGTAGAGGCTATGAGTGATCCTCGATACGATAGAGACCCAGCCTTCCGTCAGAAGATAATGAAGAAGCTCGAACGATCTAACGTGAACTTTTAACTATGGCAATTAATTCATTTGACGCAGTCAAAGATGAACTGCTCAAAGATAATAAAAGACTTAGAGATATTATACCACACGCACTTGAATCATTAATGATAGGTGGTAAGGGAGGATCTCCCGGTCAACCTTATGATGACCCAGATAAAGGTAAAGGTCCATTTGTACCAGCACCTCCTAGAGATAAATTAGCTGCTAATAATATAAGACGTACTGGTGGTCCGCTTGGTGAGAATGATGATGGATATGGAGAGAATTCTACTCCCGGTCATCCAGACTGGCAAATAGCTGGAGGACCACAGCTACCTAACTTCAAACCAATGGGTAGAGTTATCAAGGGTACAAGGAAGGGTGTATTATCTCCTGAAGAAAATAAGATAAAACAACCACTACAGATAGGTCCACAAGCAATGAATTATCCTCCCCCTTCACAATTAGATCAATGGCTTCAATTGTACCAACGCAATGGTGGTAGCTTAAGACATTTAGATCCTGACATGAGGAGACTTATACTGCAACGAGGTGTAATGAAAGCTGAAGCGGCAAACAACATCAGGTCTTTACAATCATCAGGGCATCAAACTGTACTAGATGATAACAGACCCGGAAAATTAAAAATTATAAAACAGTTTAAACCGCCAAGAGCGTAGTCAATGACTGCCGTATACAGGGAGAAGCGTGGCGACCTGAACTTTCATCATCGCCCATTAAACTCTCACATTATTTTAATGAACGACACTGAAGTAATCGCACTTCAAGCTCCTATTGAATACACTATGAACGACAACGCAGAACTACAGAATGGACGCTGGGCTATGCTTGGCATTGTGGCAGCTCTCGGAGCCTACGCCACGACTGGTCAAATCATACCTGGAATATTTTAATGAAAAAAATTACACTAGCTCTCGCAGCTACACTATTCTCCAGCCCTGTATTGGCTGGACCTTACGTTAACGTAGAAACAAAAACTAAATACACTGGCTCTGAATATAAGTCAAGAGCTACTGACCTTCATGTAGGTTATACAAATAAGTTAGGAGAACTTGCTTACTATGTACAAGGTGGTAAGACAATCAACGCTGCTAACGGTGTTGACTCTGACTCTGCATGGTCAGGTAAACTAGGCGGTAAAGTCTCCGCTACCGATAAGCTAGGAGTTTACGGTGAATTCTCATTTGCTAACATTGCTGATGAAGAAACAGACAACACTTATGGCACCAAGCTGGGTGTCAAATACTTTTTTTAAATAAATGACTACAGCCACACTAACAAAACCAAATACCAACTGGCAGAGTTTATGTGACTGGGTTACGAGCACTGAGAACCGCCTCTACGTGGGGTGGTTTGGTGTGCTAATGATCCCTGCACTACTAACTGCTACAACAGCCTTTATAATAGCTTTCATAGCTGCTCCACCAGTTGACATAGATGGTATACGTGAACCCGTAGCTGGCTCTTTACTCTATGGAAACAACATTATCTCAGGGGCTATCGTCCCCTCATCAAACGCAATCGGTCTTCACTTCTACCCAATCTGGGAAGCTGCAACCCTCGACGAGTGGTTGTATAACGGTGGACCATATCAACTCATTGTGTTCCACTTTCTCATCGGTATCTCAGCTTACTTGGGACGTCAATGGGAACTTAGTTATAGACTAGGAATGCGACCATGGATTTGTGTCGCTTATTCTGCACCAGTGGCTGCAGCCTTTTCTGCGTGTACCCATTCGGTCAGGGGAGTTTCAGTGATGGTATGCCTCTTGGTATTGCAGGGACTTTCAATTTTATGTTTGTCTTTCAGGCAGAGCACAATATCCTTATGCATCCGTTCCATATGCTCGGTGTTGCAGGGGTATTCGGTGGAGCTTTATTCGCTGCTATGCATGGAAGTCTCGTTACATCTTCGCTCATTCGTGAAACGACTGGGCTTACCTCTCAGAACTATGGATATAAATTCGGTCAAGAAGAGGAGACGTATAACATTGTTGCGGCTCATGGCTACTTTGGACGACTTATCTTCCAATATGCCAGCTTTAACAATAGTCGTAGCTTACATTTCTTCCTTGCTACTTGGCCCGTCCTTTGCATATGGATTACCAGTATGGGAGTCTCCACTATGGCTTTTAATCTCAATGGATTCAACTTCAACCAGTCTGTCGTAACAGCTAGTGGTTCGGTTGTCCCCACTTGGGCCGATGTATTAAACCGTGCTAATCTTGGTATGGAAGTAATGCATGAGAGAAACGCACACAATTTTCCGCTTGACTTAGCGGCTACGGAGGTGATCCAAAATGCCTAATGTTAATGGTAAGAAATATCCTTATACTGCAGCTGGTAAAAAGGCTGCAGCTAAGGCTAAGAAAAAAGTAAAGAAGAAATACTAATGGCACCCAAGAAGAAAAAGAAAAGTGTCAGCCTCAAGATCGGTAAACATAAAAGCCGATCTGGGGGGTTGACAGCTGCTGGTCGCAAGAAATATAATGCAGCTACTGGTTCTAACCTGAAGGCTCCGCAGCCTGAAGGGGGTCCACGTAAAAGATCTTTTTGTGCAAGAATGAAAGGGGTAAAGGGACCAATGAAAAAGAATGGTAAACCGACCCGTAAAGCACTTGCTCTTCGTAAATGGAAATGCTAAAATAACTCAACGTCCGTTCATCCTTACAGGACGCATGTCAGCTAGCCATGGAACGGGGGCTAGGTACAATAGATTACAATGACAATCAAAGTAACCTACGTGTATCGTGGCAACAAGTACACCAAAGCAATCACACGCTAATGTCACATCAGACAAATAGAGCTAGGGCGTCAGTGACGTCCTTCACTCCAGAGTCCCATCACAATAA